AGAAGGCGGCTGCGATGGCAGGTTTGTGCTTTCCTCCGATTCCAAACTCAACGACGGCGCATCGGGAGTGGAGGGGTTCGATGATTCGGTTTTTGTAGTTGCAGGTAAAGATGAATCTGCAGTTGCCACTAAACTCCTCAATAGACGCCCGTAGGAGGAGTTGTACGTCGTTCGTTGTGTTATCTGCCTCATCAATGATGATGACTTTGTGTTTTGCAGTTGACGAAAGCGAGACGGTCGAAGCGAAATTCTTCGCATTGTTTCTGACAGTATCGAGGAATCGTCCCTCATCGGATCCGTTGATGACATAATAATCTACACCAAGTTCGTTACATAGTGCTTTTGCGACAGTAGTTTTGCCGCATCCAGCAGGCCCAGCCAGAAGTAAGTTAGGTACTTCACCTTTATCTAGGAAGTTTTTAAATGTCTGTTTTGTATCTTCAGGAAGAATACAATCGTCAATAGTTTTGGGTCGATACTTTTCAACCCAAAGAAATTCATCACGCATAATCAAATCCAATCAGGTTTACGCTCAGGTTTACGGAGATAGTTGTCCTTCGCCCAAGGTTTGGAAGCAATGTACATTTTGTAAGCAGTGAATGTATCAATGCTATCATCATATTTAAATTCCTCAGGCATTGCACGAGCAAAGTTATTTGCCTGAGCATGGCAAGTGATTGCCAGTTCTGTTTTGCGATGAAATAGTTTCTTCGCCTCAAATAGAGTTTTAGCACAGGTATGAATCTTACCATACCTATGATGATATTCGCTAGTCAATGCACAACCGTGCTGAATCAACCAAGCAGTATTGTATAGAGTCTCTGCAGCCCACTTCGTTGATGGGTGATTGCGAAAGGCACCTTTTTTAGTAGAGTATGGAGTGCCATCTGCTTTTGGCAGTGTGCCCCAATCATAATACCACTTTGAAAAAATAATAGAAAGCATTTGACAAGACTCCAAAGGCATCTTGACAATATGCTTATCTGGCAGAGCAATTGCCGATTTTCGTGGACATTGCTCTGTAGCAAAGATGTTCATTCTAAAGGACGTTCAAATTTATTGGAAACAATGTCTGTTGCCTTCAATTGCTCTTGCATATATTCTACTGCCTTTTCTGGTTCTGCGCTATCCCCACAAGTAAATACATCACAAACTGCCATGCCATTTTCAGGCCAGGTATGAATGCTGATGTGACTCTCTGCAAGCATAGCAATACCAGTTACACCTTGAGGATCAAACTTATGAACTGCAAGATTCAGAAGTGTTGATTTTGCCTCTTTGGTTGCTCTGTATAGAAGCATCCGAATGAACTCTCTATCATCAAGGAGTTCAAACGGACATCCCTTAAGGGTAAAGAGGATGTGCTTCATCAGCCAAAGGTAGAATCAGGTTCCAGAGCGATAAAGTACTTCAGATCATAATCACGACTCGTAAATCGAGAAAGAAGTTTCTGCGAGACAACTACTTCGTAAGTTCCAGGGAGAATCTTGATGTTCTCAACTTTAAAGTTGAAAGAGAACTCAGAGTTAGTTTCACCAACGATTTCACAAAACTCGTTAGAGGTATCGTTCTTCTTATCACGAACCACAAGTTTGACAACACCTGCTTCACCAACAGCGGACAGATCGGGCAGTTGATAGACAGCAGCAGCCTTGAGCAGTTTATCCAGTTGTTGAGTGCTCAGTTCAAAACAAACATCTTCACTAGGAAGAGTAATCTCTTTTTCGGGAGGAGTGATGATCACAGCAGGATCAGCAAAGAAATACTTGGATCGAGAGCGACCTTCCTTGATCACAACATATCCATCATTGGCAAAATCAAGATCAGGACTTTGGTGCAGAGACAGACCGTTCAGAAACTGGTTCAGATCGTAGATACCAAAGTCTTGAGGAATCTCTTCATTAATAGTCACCTCAGCGAGAATGTTCTTCATCACACTGATAGTGCGGAGAGACCTGCCCTTCTTGAACAGAATAGACTGGTTGATGTTGCTAAAGTTCTTCAACAGTGTCAGAGTAGAATCAGACAGTTTCATAGTTTTTTCTTTCAGTTTCATTGGGGATAAGTCTCACGCTTTGCGTTCTTGTCATTGAAATGCATCAGAAGCACAGCATAGTGCAGAATCTTCATAATGTCACGTCGTGCAGTGCCTTTCTTATCATAGCGAGAGGCATACTTAAGGATATTGGATCTGCAGAATGCTTCACCATCACCACAAGCTTCAATCAGATCCAGAGTTTGAATCTTGTCATCACCAGCAGAGTAGTGAGCGTTATATGTACCAGAAATATAATCTTGCAATTCTTTGAGGATAGTATCCTCATCGTATTTGTATCGATTAGGGTCTTTGTTCATGTCAAGGTGGAAAGTAATATGATCTTCACCCATAGCACCTGGAATGGGTGTACCTATATTCAGAGTGTCTGTATCCATGTTCAGTTCATCGTATAGAAAGGACCAAGAGTTTGCCATAATTATATCAGGATCCTGCCTCCTGGTCAACATAGATCTTTTCACCAGTAGCAGTCAGATCAAAGTCAGCATCAACTTTATCGTACAGTTCAAGGAATGCTTGCTTAGTGTCATCATCAAAACGATTAACACAAACACTAATTGCTTTTTCCTTATCGTTGAAGATACTGTATGCTTTCACGATGTGAACCAGACGGCGGGTAGAGATAATCTCCTCAATGCCACCATCATAGAAAGTCTTACGGATGATGTCTGCCCAGTCAGAGAGACGCTTGCAGAAGTCAGCATCATCACAGATCTTACCAAGAATCCTAGTTTCAATAGCGACAGTAGGATACTCTTGCTCGAAGGTTACGGGAAAACGTTCCAAGAAGGCTTCATTGAGCACGTTAGTTCCAATGAATCGTCCGTCGTCTGAACCTTTACCTTTAGTGTTTGCTGTGGCGATGACGTTGAATCCACTTGCAGGGTTAACCCACCTTCCGATCTTTTTAAGGAATACTCCTTTTCCTTCAAGGATAGATTGGAGACAGAGAATTTTATTAGAGGCAAGGTCGATCTCGTCAAGGAGCAGGATAGCTCCTCGCTGGAGTGCTTCAATGACTGGGCCATTGTGCCAGACGGTAGCACCATCAACAAGGCGGAAACCGCCAATAAGGTCATCTTCATCAGTTTCAATAGTAATGTTTACACGGATGAGTTCTCGTCCGAGTTGGGCACACGCTTGTTCGACAGAAAACGTTTTGCCATTGCCCGAGAGACCCGTGATAAACGTAGGGTAGAAGAGACGGGACTGAATAATTTTTTTAATAGAGCCGAAATTGCCAAACTGGACGAAGGTATCATCTTTTTTAGGGATAAGGTTCTGTTCAATAGCAGGCATTGCTGCAGGAGCACTGTAAGTTACTTCTAGTTCCTGGACTGTTTCTTTTGTTACTTCCAAGTTCCACTTACCGCGACCAACTTTGTAATCAGTAAGTTTGTTGGTGACGGTTTGATATGCACAGTCGTTCATCGTGCACCAAGCACGAACGTCTGCAGCAGTGAACTCAGTGCCGTAAAGATCTTGGAGTGAACTGATGATACCGCTTTTAGACAGACCCATTTGATTTGTTTGAACTGAAGTTATTATATACGGAAAAGGCGGGTCTCAAACCCGCCTGTGTGTCACTTCCCCTTTCGACCATACTTGTATCGCATTGCTTGCAACAACCACGATTGAGTGAGGGACCTAGGACCATTCTCAAGGATGTCTATGACTTTAGGATCTTTCTCAGATGCTTTAGCAATCTCCCTCCAGTCATCTCTGTATTCAGTCATGCAATCAACCCTACAAATTCACCCAGGACTTTCTTATTTAGTTTTTTAGTCTTCAAAGATTTAATGAAAGCAGACTTAATCTTTGCTTTGGTTGCACCTTCATCAACATCAAACTCAGGGTCTGCTGCCAGTGATGTTGCAGACATTGCAAAGTATGCATCATACCCAGAAGTTTTAATTGTAAAACTACGATGCTTCTTCCACTCTTTCATAGTTTTAATGTAATTTTCATTATACTCATCATTGTTGTGCATCCTAATAAAGGAACTAGCGTCCCTACCCTCAAGGATACGAATACCGATGAAGTTTGTATTAGGAAAACGATCTTTCAAGTTAGTCAGCAAAGTATTAGTAAACTGGAACCAACGATATCCGATGCTATAAGTTGTTCCAAGTTTACGATCACGGATAAAAGTATTCGGACGAAGATTATTACGTCCAAGGTATTCTTCTTCCTCCCAAGGACGTTTGACAACAACATGATAAGGAATATGGTTTGCTTCACCATCAGTCAACACAATACACTGAACTTTTTGAAGGTTGTGTTCTTTTTGAAAGGTTGGGAGAATCTGATGAAGAGAAATTAATGCTTCATTCAGAGGAGTACCAGAGAGACCCAGCTTCCTAGGTGTTGTCATAGTATAGGGATAACAAGAATAAAGCGATTCAACAACTCTCCAAAGGTTAAGCATTTGCTTATCAATATCCTTAACTTTGCTACTCAAAAGATTCATCATAGAGAAGTCAGGGGAGACCGAGAGAAGACCCACTTCTGCCTCATAGTGATCTGGGTGTTCAACCAGATTACCTTGATCATTCCAAGCAGTCTCATTCCACTCATTAGTGAATGCATACACTTCAAATGGAATGTTGACTTTATTACAGAACCAAATC